TCCAATTATATTAGAGAATATTTCGGACGAATCTCAAATGACGATTGACGCTCGAAAATATTATGTTCAATCATATGATTTTAATATGATGGGTTATTTGATTGATGAAGAAGAGTTTGAAGTAAAGCCAGCAATTCAAAGAGTAACACAACTTATTGAACTTGATACTTCAACAAGAAAACAGAGAAGACCAAAATATCCCGAAAATCCTGATGAGTTTGAAATGAACTTTTTATTTGTGTCTGGAAACACTATATTAAATGACGTGATTGATTTTACTGCTAATATGAATTTAGTTTCGAGTAATAATGTTGATTCTTTTGATGTTTATATCAACAGTGATTATTATGGGACTGACATTCAAAATATCCAAATAACAACTAACGATGTTTTGAGAATTGAAATCACTAAAAACGATAACACACAAGAGGCAAACATTCTTTATGAAAACAAACTTGTTTAATCCTCTCCGTATATATCTTTCTTCTCTTTACACTTTTCGATTATTAAATTCTCCAAAAATTTGTAAATCTTAATACCCCTCTTGTCACAGTACTTTTTCAGTATCTCATGTGATTCAGGGGATATTTTTATATTCTTAATTTCTTTCTTTGTTTTCATGGTAGAAAAAAGGCAGAATTAAATCATACCGTTTATAAATACTTATTCAAAAGTAAAGTTTTTTCGTAAAAACTTGAATATTTATCTATAAAATAAATCTGTAACAGAATAATTTAATAATGGCAACAGCACAAGCAAATCAAAAAGTATACGTATCACCTGGTGTATACACATCTGAAACCGACTTATCGTTCGTAGCTCAGAGTGTGGGTGTAACTACGTTAGGTCTTGTTGGGGAAACTTTAAAAGGTCCAGCATTTGAACCAGTATTCATAACTAATTACGATGAGTTCCAAGCATATTTTGGTGGAACAGAACCCGTTAAATTTTACAACACTCAAATTCCAAAATATGAGGCAGCATACATTGCTAAATCATATCTACAACAATCTAACCAATTGTTTGTAACAAGAATTTTGGGATTGTCTGGTTATGATGCGGGTCCATCTTGGAGTCTTAGTCTTATTGCTAACGTAGACCCAACAACAATTGGACTTAACGGTGTTGAAACAAGTTTCACTGCCGAGTTTACTGGTTATTCTTCAGGAACTACAATCGGATTTACCGATTTGAATGATTTACCTGCAGTAGTACAAGCAAATTTAAATGTTCAATATAGATTGTCTGATGGTTCAACATCAACACTTCAACAAGATTTTGACACTTACTTAGGCGGTATTATTGACAATAACTCAACATCAGCTACAACAAGTGTAATGTATGGTGGTATCCCTGAAACAGATTATTACAACACTGTAAATTCATATCCATCAGTTCAATCTCCATACAATTGTGATAACAACTTAGCAACTAACGATTTATCTGCAGGTGCAAATGACCCTTGGTATTATGCTAACTTTGACATTTCATCAGGAAATGCTTACACAGGTTATTCATTTTATTATTACGTAAACACTTTATCATCAGGTGGAACTGGTTTATATACAGGTACAATTACTGGTGTATTATACAATTTCACAGGTACTGCTTTCAGTGAGTTCAACAACATGGTTGTAGGAACTTTACGTTCAAGAGGTGTGTCTTTATACGAGAATAATTCAAGTAGTGATAATCATGGTCCTGTTTATGAAGTAGGTATCGATTATGATAATAGTGGTACTTGGGCTCCAAATAACCTTCAAATTGTTTGTACAGGTCAATATTCAGGAATTACAAGTTCACCTTATGAAACTTTCTTAATTTCAGGTGTTACTAAAGGTAATGAAACATTCTCTTTTGAAACTTCATTATTGGCGTCTTCATCAAAATACATTACTAAAGTATTAGGTGTTGATAATTTTGGTAAATCAAGATTCGAAGTTCCAATCTATGTTGAAGAAGTTTATCAAGCAAGTTTAAACTACGCATACAATCAAGGATACATTCGTGGATTAAATTGTAACTTTATTGCATTACCAGATGCTAGAAGTCAATCAAGTCAATCAATCGCTTGGAATTTAGAAAGATACCAATCACCTGAAACACCTTTCTTAGTTTCTGAATTGAGAGGTAACAAGGTTTATAGATTGTTTAAATTTATTTCAATCTCTGATGGTGATTCAGCAAATACTGAAATTAAAATTTCAATTGCTAACTTATCATTTAATAATATGTCTTTTGATGTGTTAGTAAGAAACTTCTTTGACACAGATGCAAATCCAGTTGTTATCGAAAAATTCACTAACTGTAATTTAGACCCAGCATCAAATAACTTTGTAGCTAAAAAAATTGGTTCATCTAATGGTGAGTTTGCATTGTTATCTAAATACATTATGGTTGAAATGGCTGATGAAGCACCAATCGACGCTATTCCTTGTGGATTCTACGGATACACTCAAAGAGAATATGAAAGTTATGATGTCTACCCATCACCATATCCTAAATTCAAAACTAAATACGATTATCCTGGTGAGGTAATTCTTAACCCTCCTTTTGGTACTGCTAGTGGTGGTAGCAACGCGGTTGAATCTGCGGGTGATATTGTTAGAAGAACTTACTTAGGATTTTCAACTCAGTATGGTATTGATGAATCTTTCTTAACATATAAAGGTAAACAAAATCCAACAATTGGTTGGGAAACTGCAACTGATTCTGTTAAATGGAATGTAATAAGTAAAGGTTTCCACATGGACTCAGGAGCAACTGTAGTTACAATTGCTAACACTTCATTATCAAGTGGTGAAACTGCTTTCGAATGTGGTGTGGCAGACTTTAGATTTGACCCTGAAACTCAAGACAATCCATATTACTTCATCTATTCAAGAAAATACACTATATGTTTTGCAGGTGGATTTGATGGTTGGGACATTTATAGAGAATGGAGAACAAATGAAGATAGATTCCAATTAGGTTCTTCAGGTTATTTAGCAGGAGCTTTCCCATCATCTAAATACCCAACAGCAACTGGTGACGGTATGTTCAAAAGAATTGTTGTTCAAAACAATACTCAAGACTTTGCTAACACTGACTACTACGCTTACTTACTTGGTATCTTAACATTCGCAAACCCTGAAGCTACAAACATTAACGTGTTTGCAACATCTTCAATTGATTATGTGAATAACTCTAATCTTGTTGAAGAAGCAATTGACATGGTACAATACTCAAGAGCGGATTCGGTTTATATCGCAACAACTCCTGACTACAGAATGTATACACCAGACTCAACAAGTTCTTTAGATATTATCTACTCACAAGAAGCGGTTGATAATTTGGATAACACAGGAATTGATTCTAACTATACCGCAACTTACTATCCTTGGATATTGGTTCGTGATACAGTTAATAATACACAAATTTACTTACCACCAACAGGTGAAGTTTGTAGAAACTTAGCGTTGACAGATAACATTTCATTCCCATGGTTCGCATCAGCGGGTTACACAAGAGGTCTTGTTACTTCAATTAAAGCTAGACAAAAACTTACACAACAAGATAGAGATACATTGTATCAAGGTAGAATTAACCCTATCGCAACTTTCTCTGATGTTGGAACTGTAATTTGGGGTAATAAAACATTACAAGTTGCTGACACAGCTCTTAACAGATTGAACGTAAGAAGATTGTTACTTCAAGCTCGTAAGTTGATTTCAGCTGTGGCAATCAGATTGTTGTTCGAACAAAACGACCAATTAGTGAGACAACAATTCTTGGATAGTGTTAACCCTATCTTGGATTCAATCAGAAGAGACAGAGGTTTATACGATTTCCGTGTAACAGTTTCTTCAACACCTGAAGACTTAGATAGAAATACTCTAACAGGTAAAATCTACTTAAAACCTACGAAGGCATTAGAATTCATCGACATCGAATTCTTTATCACTCCAACAGGAGCTTCGTTTGAAAATATCTAATAATTTTATGGGGGTACATAAGTACCCCCTATTAGCCGAACATGAAACAACAACTAAGAGAAGGGTTCAAAGGAGAAGGTACTCCAGACATGAAATATTATGCGTTTGATTGGGATGACAACATTGTACACATGCCAACAAAAATAATATTGAAAACTGAAGACGGTGATGAGATTGGTATGAGTACTGATGATTTTGCGGAATACAGAAGTGAGATTGGAAAAAAACCTTTCAAATATAAAGGTGAAACTGTTGTAGGATTTGCAGATAATCCATTTAGAAACTTCAGAACCGAGGGGGACAAAGATTTTATTGTAGATGCAATGAGAGCGAAATTGGGTCCAGCCTTTAACGATTTTAAAGAAGCAATCAATAATGGTTCAATTTTTTCAATCATAACTGCAAGGGGTCACAACCCAAACACTTTAAAACAAGCCGTTTACAATTATATTATTGACGGATTTCATGGTATTGATAAAGACCAACTAGTTAAGAACCTAAAAAAATACAGGACGTTTGTAGACGAAGACGATATGAGTGATGATGAGTTAATCAAGTCATACTTAGAACTTTGTAGATTTCACCCCGTTTCTTTTGGTGACGAACAAGGTGCGACCAATCCTGAAGAAGCAAAAGTCCGTGCGATGGAAGAATTTGTATCTTATATCAAAGCCATGGCAGGAGTATTACATAAAAAGGCCTACATAAAAAATAAAATATCCAATGAATTTGTACCAGAGCAACCAGTTATTGGATTTTCAGATGATGATATTAAGAATGTAGAAGTAATGAGCAAGCACTTTAAAAATAAACCAGATAATATAGTTAAGACTTATTCTACTGCTGGAGGCACTAAGAAAGAATATAAATAAAGAATAATCTCACCAAAAACAAAGTAAAGAGAAAAATTTTTTAACAAGACTATATTTATAGATATAAACAACAAAACAAAAACAAATTTAAAATAACATGGCTGACTTACTAATGAAAATGCCGATACCTTACGAACCGAAACGCGTCAATCGTTTCATCCTAAGGTTTCCGTCGAGTTTAGGTATCAACGAATGGTTTGTAGAAACTGCACAAAGACCACACATTCAAATAGCACCAACTGAGATTCAGTTCTTGAACACATCAACATATGTTGCAGGTAGATTTACTTGGCAAACAATTAACGTCACATTCCGTGACCCAATCGGTCCTTCTGCGGCTCAAGCTCTTATGGAGTGGGTTCGTCTACACGCTGAATCAGTGACAGGTCGTATGGGTTATGCTGCGGGTTACAAAAAAGACATCGACCTTGAAATGTTGGACCCAACAGGAGTTGTTGTTGAGAAATGGATTCTTTATGGAACATTCTTATCAGATGTTAACTTTAACCAGTTAGATTACAAAACGGACGGGTTAGCAACAATCACAGCTACGTTGAGAATGGATAGATGTGTATTAGTTTACTAATATTATTTACAAATTTTACTTACAATTTATATTTAACCGTAGAGCATAAACTTTACGGTTAATTTTTTTATATGGACAATCAAACAATCGACTACGGTCAACAAAATTTTACATTACCACACGATGTGGTACCATTACCTTCTCAAGGTATATTTTACAAAAATAAAAAGAAATCAGTTAAAGTTGGATATCTAACCGCATCAGATGAGAATATTTTGATGGGTGGTGGTTCTGACGTTACACTCAGTTTATTAAGAGCTAAAATTTATGAACCAGATGTTAAAGTTGAAGATTTAATTGAAGGTGATGTTGAAGCTATTTTAATATTTTTAAGAAACACTGCGTTTGGTCCTGATTTAACGATGAACTTAACAGACCCCGCAACAAAAAAACAATTCCAAGCAACAGTTTTGTTAGACCAACTATCAATCATAAATGGTCAACAACCAAATGAAGACGGAACTTTCATCATCAATTTACCAAAATCACAATCAACCGTTAAAATCAAACCTCTTTCTTATGGTGAAATTATGGAAATATCTAGAATGGGTGATTCATATCCTCAAGGTAGAGTTGTTCCAAAAATTACATGGAGATTACAAAAAGAAATTATTGAAATTGATGGTTCAACTGACAAAGCGGCAATTTCTAAATTTGTTGAATCAATGCCAATCGCTGATTCAAAATTCATCAGAAGTTTTATGGATGAAAATGAACCAAGATTGGATATGAGAAAAACTTTAATAGCCCCTTCAGGA